CGCCATCCCCGCCTTTGCCGAAAATTGTGGCACATCCACCCCCTCCATTATATTGCCCTTGGTGCCCTGCACCCCCAGAGTAATTTATATCTCCCCCTGACCCTATACCCCCGTCCCCAGATGTTTCGACATTGCCACCTGTGGCTGAAATTCCCATACAAGCGGCTGTCCCTCCGTTTTCATTTTGCCCACCGCCCCCGAAACATCTGATACGGATAGCCGTAATCCCATCAGGAACCGTCCAGTTACCGGAGTCTTCGGGATTGAAAATACGCACTGCGCCGGTTCCGAAAATTCCGGTAATGGGGTTTACCGCGGAATAGGTGATGACGCCGGTTATCCCGGAGCCGCCAACTCCAACAGTGGCAGGGGCTTCCTGTGTGCCTATCTGTCTGCTCATGGTATTACTCCGCCCAGCCGCTCACGCGGCAGGCAAGGCTGATGGTTTCGCCGGCGGCCCGCACGACCACGGACTCGCCTTTTCGGATAGGTTCGCCCATTTCCAGCAGCACGCCGCCGGAGGTGAGCTTTGCACCGTGTTCGATGGTATCGGCAGTGGCCGGGGCGGAGGGGGTGGTCGTGATGAAGAGTTCCACCGCCGTCAGGGTTTCGGCCTTGTTGACGATGCGGATGTTGACCGTTCCGGCGGCATCGGCCGTGTAAAGTGTTGCCGGGGTCGCATCGGCAACGTGTTTAGAAATCGCAATGATCGGCATGATCAGCTCCAGATGTTTCCGTAATAAAGGTTCCGGGGAGGCAAGGCGGCAAGGATGCGGTCGCCTGTTTCCGCCACGCCGCCGATGGTTCCGTTGGCGTTCTGTTTCCAGACGACGCGGCGATCCGTGACCGTGCCGTCCGCGCCGATAACTGCAAGAAGAATGCGGCGGCTGACGGTTCCGGCGGCGTCGGTTTCGTCGGTCAGTTCCGTTTCCGGCGGAACCAGCACAGGCTCCGCCTCGACCACACGATCCGAACCCTGCGGCTTGAGCCGTACTGAAAGCCACACGTCGCAGGGTGTCGCCGTCACCGGAACGGGCCTTCCCTCTCCGGCAACGCGCACGCCGCCCACATAGCCGAGTCCGGGCAACAGGGCGTAGCCTGGCCCGTTGCGCTCCAGCTTCCATCCGTCGCCGCCGAAGCTGCCCGGGCCGTACAGGTCAAGATTGGACAGGCGTTCGCGTTCATCCATGCCCGCGAGCCGGAGCGTAAAATCAAGTTGCCAGACTTCCGGCGTTACCGTGATCCCGGTGAGCCTCTGGGCTCCGGAGAAGGCCAGCATGAAATTCCGGGTCAGGTTGTTGCCCACCGTCCCGGTCGTGGCGTTGTACTTGTGCTTTTCAAGGGTAGGGAAGGTTGCCGCCGCAATCAGGGTCTTGTGTTCGGAGCAGTACAGCCCCTGCCAGTTGAAAGAAAAGTTGCCCATGTCGGAACCGAGCAACGCGGAATACACGACCTGATCGGCGTTGACGCATGCCCGGTATTCCTGCGGAATGGCGTAGCGGTAAACGACGTGCCCTTCCGGAACTGTTTCGGAAGGCGAAACGGGAAGGGTATGATCCTGTCCGGGGACAAGGGCGAACAGCATGGTATCGATGTTGAGCGGAGCACCTTCGACCAGCAGTCTGGCCATGAGGGATTCTCCGGCTGTCGTCAGGGTGACGCTCATTGTGCCTCCAGTGTTTCCGCATCGGCGGTGATCAGGGTTGCGGCAACGAACAGGGGCACGGGGGCGAAAGCCGGGGCCGCGCACAAGGTTTCCTGCGCGTCGTCGAGCGTGGCAATGGCAATATGCAGCGGCAGGCCGTACCGGGTTACGAACCGATAGCGGCGGCATGTCCGGCCGTAGTCGTCAACAATCCGTTCAATGACGGGCTGGTTAGGCCCCAGAACATCGTCAGGAATCAGCACGCCGATGATGTCCCAGTCCTGCCCCGGTACGCGCTCTTCAAGCTCCAGCGTGCCCAGTTCGAGCCTCTGGAAAATCCGTTTCCAGCCTTCGGTCTGTCCGGAATCCCGCCCGTTTGCGTAGGCATGGGCCACCCGCAGGCGGTAGGAGCGATCCGTTTCTCCGGCAACGCGCCCGATGCCCCGCTGCCACGCGAGCAGCGCAAGCACCCGCTCCGTACAGGACAGGGGATCGGATTGCGAAAGCGGCAACTCCGCCCAGACGCCAAGCCGGGAAAACCATATCCGGGCGGCGTCGGCCAGCTTGCGGGCCTCCGTGCCGTCCATCCAGAAGGGCAGGTTGAAAGAAGGGAAATCCGGCCTCATACGCCCTCTCCAAGCGTGACGGTCAGAGAAGAGAGCACGGGAAGGGACAGCCCGGACACAATGTCTTCCGCCCTGTTGAACTCGATGGAACGCAAGTCCGGGTACAGCTCGTGCAGTTCCCGGTCGAGCAGGGAAAGGCTGAACCGCGAGCGGGGAAGGGGGCGCGTGACCGGCACGTCCTGATTTTCCCGGAAGGCGGAACGCACGGCGTTTTCAATATCCGTACGCAGGGCTTCCCGGCGTTCCGTACTACAGGACAGTTGCGGGTAGACCGTGACGGTCAACGCAACAGGTGCCGACGGCATGGCGAAAAAGCGCATGTCGTCCCCGTGCCCGTGGTTGCCGGACTCCCGGACATGCGTATTGATGCTGTCCACGAGTTCCGCCGGCGGGATGCCGGACTCGATCATGATGTAGCCGTTCGCCGTACCGGGGCCACGCGGCCCGTCCTTTTCAAAAAAGACGTAATCCGCGCGGATGCCGGAAAAGGCCGTGACCACGGCCCGGTATCCGGCGTCATGGTGGTATTGCCCGACGGCGGCGAACTGGTTGCGGGCGCGCAGGCGCAGGGCCTCGTCATCCTCCTTGTCGGCTCCGGGCGTGGTCAGCCAGTCTTCGCGGTTGGCCACGGCGGTGATGCCGGAGACGGCATCGGCAAGAACGGAATAGTACCCAGGCCCCAGATTGGCGGCTGTGCCAGCTTCCACGGCCTGTACGTCAACGCTGCATTCGAGCCGGCCTTCAGTGATGAGCGTGTCCGCCGTGGTAACCACGGCATGGATCACGCCGTTGATCGCCGGACTTTCCACACGGGTTCCGGCAGGGATCGTCAGGCTTCCGGACGCATCGGCACGGGTGAACACCAGCACACCTTCCGCTTTCACGGCGGGGTTGCGCGTCAGGTCGACACCCCAGGCGTAGACGTCCAGATACGTTCCGGTTGCGAACTGCAAAAACACGTTGGGCAGAGCGTGCCGCACGAGCAGCCGCACAAGCCACAGGGCCGGAGCGGTCACAATGGCGGAAATGAGCCGCCAGAACGGAGACCACGCGCTGTTGTTGGTGATCTGCGAACCTTCCGCCGCGTTGATGGCGTCCCATTCGGCCCTCAGCGCGGTTTCCGTGGTCGGCATCCCCGCTTCCTTCAGCATGGCTTCAAAAAGCTGTTCGGATTTTTCCACCATGTTTACCCCTCCAGTTTGATGGAAACAGGGCCGTAATCGACCGTTTCCGCCGTGAGCAGACAGGTTCCCGGTTTCGTTTCGGTGATTTCCGCCGTGCCGGGTACTATCCGCACATCGTCATCCACAGCCAGCGTGATTTTGATCAGGCTCATCCGGCGCGCTCCCGCGTCACGGTTCGCCAGCATCTCCGTCAACAGCCCGGACTCACGGATCATATGCACCAAGTCCTGAGCGATGGACGCCCGGTCCGCTATCTTCTCGGGGATGCCCCCGGCGTCCGGGGTCAGGTCGTCATTGCTGATCAAGAGGTCGATGTATTTTGCGCTCATGGCATTGCAAGGCCGAACTCTTCGGCGATGTCCTCGACGGTCTTTCCGTCCGTTAAGGTAAAGTTGGCCGTCCCAATGGTAATGGAGCGGTTCTTGTTCTGCGTGTTGTTCGTCGTGGCGCTGGTAACGGTACTCATGAGCCCCCCACGCGGCACGTCCAGCGTGCGCGGCGCGTTCAATGCCGGGATGCCCGCCCTCTCCGGAGAGGCTTGTCCCACGGTTGAAGCGTATGTCCCGGGCATCCCCGCCGTGTAATCCGGTGTCTGAAACCGGAACAACGAGCCGCCGGGCGGCGTGGCCTCCGGATGTACGGCCGCAGCGTATCCCGCGCCGACCGGGACATAGGTTCCCGGCATCCCGGACAGGTAGTCCGTCCCTCCGGCGAGCTTGCCCACCGTCTCGAACGTCTTCTCGTCCAACGGCTTGGTCATGGCGTAAAAACTGGAATCCGAATCAATGAGCCCGACTTTTTCCAACGCCCACCCGACCAGCTCCAGGAACTTCCGCAACGGCGCGGTCACGGCGTTGATGAGTTCGATAAAGACGCCGGACCAGCTCCCGCTCGAAAAGGCTTTCGTCAGGCGATCCCACCAGTTGCAAATGTCTTGTACGATCTGGATGATCGCTTGCCCCCACCACGTATCGCCAAACGCGGCTTTCAGCTCATCCCAATAGATGATCAGCCCGGCCACGGCCGCGATGAGGACGATCACCCCGGCGACGATCCAGAAAACGGGGTTCGCCAGCAGAGCGGCGGACATTGCCCAAAAGCCCCGCGCTACCGTGAGCAGCAGCGAGCCGAGCTTGGTAAAGGCAACCGCCCCCTTTTGCATGATCAGGCTGGCAACCAAGGAAAGGCGGAGCCGGAGCTGCGCGAACAGGAACGCAAGCCGCCCGGCGGGGCCGAACAGCTTCCCGAACAGGTTCAGGAGCGTACCCAAGCCCCCTTTCGCCCACCCGCCAATGGCCATGAGCGGGCCTTTCAGCTTGAGGATGATGCCGCCTGTCTTTTTGAACAGGTTCACAAGTTTCTTGATCGGATTGAACAGCCCGAGGATGCCGAGCTTGGAAAGCCCCATGACGATATTCCACGCCCCGCCGACGATAGCCAGCCCGGAAAAGGCCAGCACCGCGTACCCAAGCTGGCGCGTGATGTTCGGGAAGGTGTCGATGAACCACAGCACCTTGCCCATGAAGCGGTTGAAGGCCTCGACCGCATCGTTCACGGGCGGGAGGAGCTTCTGCCACCATGCCGCCGACACCGTGTTGAGCGCGGCGTTCAGCTTGTGGAAGGGATCAACCATCTTCCGGGCCATAGCCTCCGCCTTCCCCATGCCCTTGATGTCTTCCAGCGCCTTGATGTTGTCGGCCAGCCCGCCCGTGTCCTGTATGAGCAGCTTGAGCATGGATACGGCCTCATCCGATCCGAACGCCTTCTTGATGAGGTCGGAGTCGGCGAGGACGTCGAGCGCCCCGTATTTCTTCTTGAGCTTGTCGAGTATCTGCAAAACGGGAAGCATCCGGCCCTGCCCGTCCGTGAACTTCAGCCCGAGCTCCTTCTGGGCTTGCCCCACGCCCGCAAGGAACGCCTTGTACTTCGTCCCGGCCTCCGAGCCGCTCATGGTGGCTTGCAGCTTGCCGAGGATGGCCATCTGCTCCTCAAGTTTGATCCCCGAGCTCGTCGCGTTGGCGCCAAGCGCCGTGAACGCCGCCGACATTTCCGTGCCGCTGGTCTTGAAAATCTGGATGGCGTAGGCGGACTTCCCGGCCACGTCCTCAATCCACGAGGACTTGCCCTGCGCGTCGGCCTGTTGCTTGAAAATGCCGTACATAGTCCCGGCGTAGTTGGTCATGGTGGCCGCGTCCGCTTTCGTGGCCTTGGCCAGCACGTTTGAGGCGCGGGTAAAGTCCGCAAGCTGTGAGGCGTCCAGCCCCGCGATGCCCGACTGGATCGCGTAGGAAGAGGCGACGAACTCCGCCGCCGTCCCGCCGTAGCTCATGGCGTACTGCTTGGCCGTGGCGTCCAGCAGCTTGAGCCCCTTGGCGTCAACGTCGAGAGACGACACATCGGCAAGGGCGCGGTTCAGGTCGAGCGCCGGGGAGACCATGCCTTCCAGCGCAAGCCCCGCCCCCGCCGCAGTCATGGCCCCGCCCGCGAGCTGACCCCATGCCTGTTTCG